GCTCAAGGGTTTTTTTATGCGTACAGTTATAAAGCAAACAGAATTATTTTTTATGGCTACTGCCAAAACTAAGTTAAGTGCCTTAGATCGATTAAAAAAAGCAGCTAATCTTTCTCCTGTTAAAAAAGAAGTAACATTGCAAAATGGTGAAGTGTTTGAATTTTATACAACCCCTTTAACAATGGCAGAAAGAGAAAGTTCACAAAAAATAACAGGTGAAGATATGAACGCTTTTGCTTTGCAGTTGTTTATCAGTAAAGCAATGGATGAAAATGGTAAAAGACTTTTTTCTGCTGGTCAGACAGCAGAACTTAAAAACGAAGTTCGAGATGCTGATTTACAAGCATTGATGCTGGCAGTCATAGATCAACCTTTTCAGGGAGCAAATCCTGACCCAAAAGGTTAAAAGAAGAACTAAAAAAAGATAATTGGATGATGTTGAAATTTGGGGTAGCAAAAGAATTGGGTTACACACTTAATGAATTAAGCAAGAAAATGACCGAAGAGGAATTATTTTTATGGTCTGTATATTTCGGGGTTTTGAATGAACAGCAAGAGTTGGAGACTAAAAGGGCACGCTATCGTTAGACTGTAAAAAAATTAGGCAAAAGAAATGCCAGCAGTTGCAAATGTAGCAGTCAATATTGATACTCGAACTGCGGCAGCAAGGTTAAAAGCTCTTAATGGAAATTTACGAACAACTAACACTGCTTTAAAAGGCACTGCTGCTAGTTCTGCTGCTGCATCAAAAGGTTTAGCGGCTGTAGGCGCAACTATGGCTAAAATTCTTGGTCCTATTGTTGCTGTTACTACGGCCGTTCAAACAGTCACAAGTTCATTTAAAGTTTTAGGAGAACGTGAAGCAGATTTAAGATCACTAGCTACAGGTTTAGGTAATTTAGGTGCTGCTCAAAAAGATTTACAGAAATTAAATAAAGCTGCTGACGAGCTAGGTGATGCAACTTTGTTTAGACAAGAAGATTTTACGAAAGGTTTTGCCTTGTTAACTAGTTTTAGAAATATTGGCGTTGATGCTTATAAGGAAGTAGCAGAACAAGCAGCAAACGTAGCTCAAGCAAACCAAGTAGATGTAAAGACATCATTCATGCAGTTAGCAAAAGCATTGCAAGATCCAGCTAGGAATTTATCAGCATTGAATCGTTCAGGTATTGCTTTCACCAAGCAACAAACAGAACAAATAAATGCGTTAATGAAGTCAGGGGAAACGGCTCAAGCTCATGCAATGATTTTAGGAATTGTAGAAGAAAGTTATAACAATTTAGCAAGAGCAGCAGGTTCGGGTTTCGCTGGAAGAGTTGATGAATTAGGAGAAAACTTTAGAGATTTTCAAGAAACTTTAGCTAATGATTTAAAACCTGCAATTCAAACTATTGTTGTTGGATTAAAAGATTTGTTTGATAATGCAAAGTTTGTTGATTCAGTTTCTCTTGCTTTTAAAACATTATTATTTCCGATTAATGCTGTTGTAAAACTTTTCCAAGGTTTTGGTGAAGCATTGAAAGCAAATATGTCACCACAAACATTAGAAGCCATAAATGGAGCATGGACTAAAATTGTATCTATTTTGCAAGCAGGTTTTAAAGATGGAGAACAATTCTTTCGAATCATTGGCCGAATAGCTGGATTGTTAACGACAGTTTTTGTTTCACCTGTTGAAGCTGTAATAGGAATATTTAAAAAAATTTCTACTTGGTGGTCGAATTATATGAAACCAGAATTAGACGAAACGTGGAAAGAAATGGGTGATAATTTAAAGGAGAAATTTGGAGCACCTATTAATTGGATAAAGGAAAAATGGACAGGAATGGTGGATCACTTTAAAAGTGAAATCACAAAATTCTGGGATAATTTACCCGAAGCTGTTAAAAATTTCTTTGCCTGGATAGGTCAAGGGACTGAGCAAGTTTTAAGAATAACAGTAGGAGGAACAAAGTCCGAAGACACAGGGCCAACGAGTCCCACAGTTCCAGAAGGGGGAGGAGGGAAGAAACCACCATCAGAAGATGCAAAAAAATATGCAACTGTGCTTGATGTTATTAAAGACAAGTGGGGGCAAATCACAGACATTGTTGCTGGTGGTTTAACTAATGCAGTAATGGGGTTAATAGATGGAACAAAATCATTAGGAGAGTCACTTGCTGGTATTGCTAAATCATTAGCAAGCATGTTTTTACAAGCTGGTTTCAAATCAATGCTATCTGGTGTTTTCCAAGCAGAAGGTGGCTACAACGGCGGCAGTTTTAAAGCCTTTGCAAAAGGTGGCTTAGTCAGCAGTCCTACTATTGGTCTTGTAGGAGAAGCTGGAGAGGATGAATACATTATTCCTGCTTCTAAGATGTCAGGAGCAATGGATCGTTACTCAGCAGGTGCTAGAGGTCAAGCAGTTATCCCTGGCGGTGGAACGGTTGCTTCTGGTAGTGGTGTTAGTAGTACTCCTACTGTTGTTAATTACACAGGTCCAGTATTATCGTTTAACTCTGAAGCTTATGTTCCTAAATCTGCTATTCCTGAAATCATTAATAGTGCTGCAAGACGAGGTGCTCAAGAAGGTCAATCAAAGGTCTTTAGTCAACTTAAAAACTCTCGTAGTCAACGTTCCAGAGTAGGTTTATAAGAAATGTCTATTACAACAATTGTTACTTTTATTCGTGTAAAAAATTCAAAAGGAACGGTTCAAGATCGGTATCAAAATGGGAAAAGAGACAACATGAATGCGTTAGAACACGATGGTAAATACCGAAAGAACAAAGGGAATAAGATAAGACTAGATGGATACGATTATTATTTTCTTCCGTTTATTTATCAAGGTGCAGCAAAGAATAGATCAGGCGACAACTTAGAAGCGGGTCTTGTCTTTGCTAATAATCCACTTGCAATGAATCGAGCAAGAGAAGCTGTTGTTAATAAATGGAGTATTGAAGTTTTTGTTTGCAGAGTTAATCCTGAAACGCTCGAACCTTTAACAACTTACGGAAATCCATATTTAACGAAAGATGTTTGGCTTGCCTCTTCTATGGGGTATGACACAACAACTGTTGAGGTGTTGCTTAGTTCAGGAATTGACGCTGTTGGTAGTAATGCGCCAAATAGAGTTTTGACGACTTCTCTTGTTGGGCATCTTCCTTCAACAGGAAGTATTCAAAATAGATGACACCGTTTGACTTTATTGGGCTTCCTTATCGTTTAGGTGCTAATCCTGAGCAGCATAAAGCGGCTGATTGTTTAACGTTATCCAAAGCAGTTTTAAAGTATTACGGCATCAAAAGTCCCTGTCCTACTAGAGATTGGTATAGACGGTTAAGGAAAAATGATTACTCAATTTTTAGGGAACAATTAGAGTTATGGGGAATCAAGACAGAACGTCCTAATATAGGTACTGTTGGCCTATGTAAATCTGAGAGAGGATATGGATTGGCAGTTTATTTTGAGGAAGGATGGCTGAACATAACTTCATACGAAGGGTCGGCGGTGACATGGAACCCCGTAGAGGCATTACAAGTCGAAGAGTTTTATTGCCCCAAGAAGTTGAATTATGTGAACTCTTAGGAATAACAGAAGAAGAGTATTGGTTCTTTGTAGATAAGACAGAAAGTTATAACGGCCAAAGATCAGAAGCTTATGATTTAATTCCTGACATAAGATGTGACCCTACAGGTGGGATTCTTACAAATATTGTTATTGGAATCGTCCTAAGTGTTGTCTCCTATTTGATGACACCAAAACCTAAAGCACCGAAATACAAAACACCGCCCAGTTTAAAAACAGCAGATGCCTCTGGTCCTAAAAGATTTGCACCTCAAACAGGTTTTGATTCTGTTCAAGAATTAGCAGAATTAGGAGACACAATTCCTTTAGTTTTTACTGATAGAGATGGAACAACAGGCGGTGTCCGTATTAATACCAAACTTTTATGGTCACAACTTTTAAGTTTAGGTTCAGGGCAACAACTAAAAGGAATATTTTTAATATCATCTGCAACTTTAGGAGAACGACCTGATTTTGAAGGTTATGCAATAGGAGATACTCTTTTAGAGAATTATACAAATGGAAAACTAGCTCTTTATTTCTTAGATGGTGGTAGGACAGGTTCCAATTCTGGAAGATTTAGAAGAAAGAGTGGTGCTTCTAATAGAGATCAATATGCGGAAGGCACTTTAGAAAATGAGAGTAGTGATGCCATTGCGTTGCCTTTAATCTTTTCTGATGAAAAAGATGACTATGTAACCGATATTTTTTGTGGAACAAGATCACCTAATACACAGGTAGAATTTGGCCTTTACGATCCATTACCAAATGGAATGAAATTTGTACTTCCTTATGAATTAGTTTTAAAAGGGAAAGATACGAAACAAGGAAAAGATATTGACACAAAAAGGAATAAGCTAAAGAAGCATTATGCTAGGTTTGCGGCTCTTATTAAGAAGAATAATAGTAAAGATAAAGGAAGAAAGTCTGTCAGTAAAGATGATACAGTTTTATATCACTTAACAAGTGATGTTGTAGATAAAAAATATTCAGATTATAAACCTTGGGGTGTTGAAGATGTTAAATCTTCTGTTAATGCAACAAGAGAAAGTGCTGATGATTCTATAGCAGTAGGGGAGCAATTTATGGTTGGTACGTCTGTTGCTGTTTGTACGAAAATGACAAATATTATGTGGCAAGAAGGATTAAATAAATACTTTACTTTCAAAATAACAGAAGGAGGAAGTGTCAATGTAAAAAGTACTGCTGACGCTGGAAATTCTTATTCAAGTTTAACTATCCAAAAATGTGCGATAGCTACTGTTTCTAATACAAAATCATGTGATGTAACAGAAATAGGATTGAAATCGACAGTGTGGAAACAGATTACAGGCTTTGCTAATGTCAATAGTCACCCAGGCAATTGGGAATATGGCAAAAAAGGTACTGTAAAAGAGTATGAAAATGAAAATGGAAGTATTTCTCTAGGAAGCATTAATAAGTACATAAAAAGACTAAGTTTTTTCCGATTATTTGTAAGGAAAGCAGGTTCTAGTGCCTCTTGGAAAAAATTAAGTGCTAAACCTTTTTGTATTACAGGCAGGACTCCACAACCTCAATATAACTTTATAAGAATTAGCCATCCTTTCGGGCAGTATGAATTTAGATTGGTTCCTTATCCTGGGAATGAAGTATATAGGAGTTACAGGAATAAAACTGTTAATCGTTTAGGTGGTAACAACTTAGCTAGTTTTGAAGTAGATGATTACAATATTACTTTTAAAGGATCAACTGAATTTGACTTAAATCCTAATCAGATGTCGAATGAAGAATGGTTCTTAAGTGATTTACCTACAACAGCAAAAGGTACTGTTATCGGCTTAAGTTCTTATTCAAGTGGAAAGATACCGACAAAGATGGGTTGGTCTCCTACTGGATCAACATCTCAAACAGATGGAAAGCCTGGATCACGGAAAGAAGATTGGAACGGAGATGATGGGGGTAGAGGTACAAAAGGTTTAAGAGAATATGATGATGATAATGACGACTATTGGCGTGTAATGTGGAGAGGTAATTGGATCGGAACGACAAGAAGTGCGACAGGTTGCATAGAACACGACGGAAATAAATATTGTTTATCACCCAGTGATCATTACGGTGGAGGTAGAAAAGCTGTTACTAAGTATATTTGGACAGCCGTACCTGTTACTCCTACGAAGTACAAGAATGTCTCGGTTACAGGTGGGACAGGAGGGAATAACACCTTAAATGTTAATGTTGAAAAATAT